GTGCACAGCAGCATGATGTCGTTGATCATCTTCGTGTATACCTTGTCGATTGGCGCCATAGATGACATCGGCTGGGTGACGAACGTCACAGAATAGATGAAACTGAAACATGAACCCAACAAGATGACAGAGATCACGAAGATCACCCAAGCCCACACGCGAGCCTCGATCTCTTCAGGTGACAGACGGTTGTTTGGTTTGTATGCGACTGTTGGCATCACTTCTTCTCCTGTTCGGGTTTGATTAACTGGTCGGGGCATGTAGCCGTTGCTGTGCAGATTGGCGGCTTGCACTCGGCAAGTTCCCAATTCTTTGGGTCTTGGCAAGGGTATCTGAAGCGGTCTTCGCAGCCAGCCAGCAAGCCGCAGAGGATGCCAACGCAAACAGTCAGCGCCAGCAGTGAAAGTTCATGTTTTGTCATTTTTGCGCTTCTCCTGTTCAATAATTTGCCGCCTTAACCGTTCTACCTTTTCCACCTCTTGTTTCACCTGATGCTTCACCTCCAAGATGTCGAGATAAAGCATTGCGCCAAGCGGAAGAAGCAGAGCCACCAACACACAAGCAGCGATCCAGCCCATTATGCTTTCCCCCAGCGACTCACGAGGAGAAGCCACAACCACAGGTAGAGGAGGAACATAGTAGTCGCCACCACTGCTGCCAGCTTTAGCTGGACGTTTCTTTGCTCCTGCCGTTGTAGCCATGCTGCTTCCCGCTTTTTTGCCTCCTGCTTGAGTCTAGCTTTTTCCTGTTCCTCTGAGATGACTTGACGCATCTCGTAAGTCTGCGAATACAGATCAGCAAGGCCAGGGGTTTGGTACACCATGATCTCCCTGATGGTGGTCGATAACTCCTCCATCTGCTGCCTGCACATCACACGATTCATCGCGCTTTCCATCATCTGCGCGTTGCTGATGCTGGGATCGTAGACTTTGGCCTTCTCTTCCTCCTCGCGCAAGTAAGCAGTTAATTGGTCCTGCAAAGCCCAGAACTTACTGAGCTGCTTGATGATGTCGGCCATTGCCTGAGTCTCGTCATAGGCAACGAACTTTTCCTTCTTTTTCGCCACAGGCTTGGACGTGGTGGCTGCTGGCTTTGGAGCAAACAGCTTTTGCCACCAAGATCTAGCAGCCTTGGCATCCCCGATGACTTCATCGACTGTGCTTTTGACTTCAAGAAAACTTGTCTTGGCCTCACGGTACAGCGAGCAAAGCTCAGTGATCCCCTTAACGCAGGCGTTGGCAGCGAAGAGGATGCTGATCGGATCAATTTCACGCGCCTATCAATTTATTGACAATAGTGCCGACAAAGCCTGGCCCCAACAGCACCGCACCAATTACGACATAAAGCAAATACTCAATGCGCGTCATGCGTCTATCACCTTCGACAAAGGCTTTCTCAATGGCGGCATATCTCTCAGCGCAAACTGCTTCATGCACAGCAAAGTCCTTTTCCACCTCGTTCACCAAGGCACTCCAGTGGCAGTAGTTGGATTCTTCTTGGCTTCAATCTGTGCCGCTAAAGAAGCCTCAACAGCGTCTTTGTCCACACCATTTGCCCAAATCCATCCCAACACGGTTTCTTGTGTCAACTGGTTATAGGCAACAGTGGGAGTGCCATCAGCCCATGAGCAGGTGGCATAGGTAGATGCTGAATAGTCACCATCAACTGCTGTGGCTTGCCAGTGGGCAGTGGTTACAAATCCATCAGAGGTTTGACGGTCAAGTTGGGAGATTGTCCAAGTGGTGGTCATGCTGTACCTTTCAATGCTGCTACATCTGCTTGCAGTTGGGTGATGATGGCTTGAATGTTCATCATGCCACCTTCACAATGATTTTTGCTCGACCATCGGATTCAATGGCAATGACTTTACCAACAGCAGTTTTGTACTGTTCAAAGGTTGGATTGCTTACTGCCTCGCCTTTAATTGCGCCATTGTCGTTGACTGGAATGATGTACTGACCAGCAGTTGCGCCAAGCACATTGACTGGTACTTGACCAGCAAAAGCAATGCGGTCAACAGTTTGTCGTGCGGCTTCTAATGCGGCTTCAAACGCATCTTGTTCTTCTTGTGGCGCATCGGGTGATGGTTTTTTACCAACTGCGTCTTCATTCCCCCAAATATCGCCACCAACATAAGAGGGGTCGGTCGATTTGACGCAAAACGAAACGGCATCAGCAAAAACATTGGTCAGTTTGCCGTCTGCGTTGATGCCAACCACACCACCCTTGGCAACAGCAAAATCGCCAGCCTTTGTCATGTATTCGGCGTAGTCAGCACCTGATGCGTTGACCGTACCTCCGGCGTTGATAGACCGAAGAGTGCTTGTGTTGCGACCAACCCAAATAGCGGTTGAATTTCCGTTATAGTTCCCACCGTCTACATCAAAAAAGGCCGCAGAGTACTCAGTACCCCCATCAACAGACAAAACGAAATCGCCTTGTGCACCAGCTTTACTAATACGATGAGCTGAGCCAAATGCCGATGACGATGTTACATTAACCAGCAAGTTACCGCTGGAGGTGATACGGGCTCGTTCTGCGATTGTGCCAGCATTATTTGAAGTGTTAAAAGTTAATGCTGAAGAATAGCTTCCAGATGTTGCATTTTCTCTGATTCCTGCTATGGTTGCAAATGTCGCCCCATCCACTCCAGTTGACCCTCTAGCGCCCAAATAAAGATACCCGCCTCTACTGGCTCCTACACCAGACTGCATATTTACAACAACAAGGATGCCGTCTTCAGTAGAAGATGAATTTACAAAACGGCTCCCTGAACGACCAAAATCATTTGTGGGCCATGCCCCTGTTCCAAATAACGCATTGCCATTAACGGCAATGGTCGTGTTCATAGAGGTATAACCAATCCCCAAATTCCCACTAGCATCAAGCGTCATTGCTTGGGTGAAGCTGATTGTGTTCCCTGCTGTGCCAGAGGCGGCGTTGAACCAGTAGTGAACACCTGCAGCTTGCTGATATTGCGTTGCATTTGTGCTCGCAATATATGTCCAAGCTGTGCCATTATGGAATGCGTTGGCAGACAGTGCTACTTGGTTTTCTGTGTTTGTACGACCATTGACAGAGCCACCATTACCGACTTGAGTCGCTCTGTATGTGCTCCCCCAAGCACTAGGCGTAACACCAAGACCCATGTTGCCAGCACTATCAAGGCGCATAGCCTCCGCACCGCCTTCAGAGAAAGCAATAGTGTCAGCCGCAGGAAAGAAAATGCCAGTGTTGGTGTCGCCTGTAGTGGTGATAGCAGGTGCTGCTGCTGTTCCAGCGGGAAATATAGCAGGGCTAGTAACAGTCACATTACCACTACTGATAGTGACGTTTGTGAGCGTCACATTACCAAAAGAAGTTACTGTGTTACCTAGCTGTACAGCGGTATTACCGATAGTAACAGGGGTAGCAAAGTTGGTGTCTAGTTGCGATAACGGGATTGCCGAAGTCGCAGTACCGAAAATATTAGGAACAGCCATGTTAGAACCTCACTCTCAATTCATGTTCAAACTCAATTGTGTTTACGGTAAGTGCAGGGTCATTAGAGGTCATCGTCAAACCCAAATACTTACCATACTGTTGTGCATCTGACTTGTACAAGGCATACCCCGCACTCGTCAACCAGCCTATTGTCGTAGAAGAATTGTTCACCCACGTAAGCGTAACATTCTGATTGTTAAACCAAGTCACACTGTTGTTAAGGGTGTACACAGGGCTAGAACCACTCTCACTATCCACGGTTACATTGAACGTACCACCTGTAGTAAGAGTAGCCTCAATACCAAACTTTAAAGCCTGTTTGGTACGGATAGGGTCACGCATAGGGGACAGAGAAGTCTGTATTTCAGAAGCCACATTTGCAGTCGCATCCCCGTACAAGCGGAAAAGTGCTGTGTCTGTCACACCGTAGAGATTAATCAAGCCACCAACAGGGGCAGAAGAAACGTACCGCAACGCACCCTGGCTGGTGATAAACCACTTCTTCTCAAAAAACACGCACTGTACAAACCTGTCTCCTGTAGTGATAGGGAGAGTAGGCAATAGGTAGAAGTTAAAAGCCGCACACAGGATGTTGTTGAGCAAGACTTGACCAGCAGTTACAGGCTTGGTGAAGTCGATGTAGGGGAAAATACCATCAAGTTGGTCAGAAATCTTGCTTGTTGTTGAGCCTACAAGGGCATAAACCCCGTAGTTATTCATGAACAAAACAGAGCGGAAATAAGGGAAAACAGCGTATTTCAGCTTGCTACCAACAGACGCAGACACGTTTGTGTTGGTAAACAGGGTATCCCCTGTATTTGTCACCCGCACATCTGAGAAGACGTTAATGCTGTCTTCACCGTAGATGTACAGGAAGTTGTTGGCAGACACCATGTGCTGGATATTGCCACGCAAGGTGGAATCAGAAATAGTCTCAGCACCAGCAGAAACAGAAGTGAAGTCGGTAGGGCTGGTAGCAGAAGAATAGGTAACTGTACGCCCTGTAGAAATCCAGACACGACCAGAGAAGGTAGCGACACTGGATATTTCTTCTAGGTTAGGCACACCTATCACAGTGGCATTTGCGTTTCCTGAAAGTGTAGGTGGAGCAGCTATCGTGACAGTTGGGACACTTGTGAAGTTATTCCCCACATTTGTCATGATGACTTCTGTAACAGCGTTACCAAACACAATAGCTGTGGCAGCGGCATTAGCACCGCCTCCACCCGTGATAGTCACAGCGGGAGGAGAAGCAGGGTCATAGCCAGAACCACTATTGGTTACCTGTATGAAGAGTGCGCCTTTGGTGAACGTCAGCAGTTGGGCAATAGCGTTAGCACCACTACCACCCCCGCCTGTGATGGTTACTGTAGGTGCGGCTGTATATCCACTACCACCATTGGTAACAGAAATAGCAGATACCGCATTTGCTGTGATAGAGGCTTCTGCCGTAGCTTGTGTACCATTTGTCTGGTTGGGAGCAGAGATAGTTACTGCTGGCGCAGAGGTATAGCCTGAACCTCTGGCAGTCAAACCTATCCTGCCGACACCACCAACGTTGAGCAGGTCAGTTCCATCCCAAGTAAAGAGTCCTTTATTAGGGTCACCTATAAATACTTCTTCATTCTTCCACTGGGCGATAGATACATTGGCAGACGAGAACGTGCCTGTCACACCGACATTGCCAACAGTGCCTGTATCTATGATTACGTATTGCGCTCTACCGTCTTCTTGGAAGGCCAACAGATAGTCAGATAAGCCAAGATTGGTGTTGGATAGGGTAGTTACTGTGTTTCCAAACGAGATAGCGTTATTACCACCATCTTTGAATGTGACTTGAGCAGGGACAATCTTGATGTTTCCAAACCCGATAGGCATGGCATTCTCAATCCAAGAAAACTCCTCGTCATCAATAGCTGTCCTGTTGGACTTGGTGTTTAAGCCCTTGAAGTTCTTATAGACAGCATAAGATTTCTTTTGCTCTGCTGCTGCCATGATTAGAAGGTAGAGTAGGGGTCAGGGATTCTGCGTGTGTACACAGAGTTCAACACCGCTTGGATTTGCTTGGCATACTCTTGCTTGTATATCTCAGCTTCTCCATAACTCTGTTCTTTGTACTTGGCTTTGTAAGCCGCATAGAAAGCTACAGGCGTGGTGTAGGGGTCTTGAATCTGGTCATTAGCGTTGGGCGTATTCAAACTTAACGCAGTAGGCAAGATAGTGCTATCTATCTCTACGACATACGACTGGTCAGGGACAGGGCCAACGTAGATGGTGTTTTGTCCGTAGACAGAGAAACACACGGGTCTGCCGACATAGTTTTGCCAGTAACGCAGTTGAGCGTTGAAGTTTGACCAAGGCAGATACCGCAGTGGAATACGGCTATTACCCCAATAAACGTTGACGTTCAGGATGTCGAGTGTTGTGCCAGTAGCAATAGTGGCATAGGGGATAACTTCCGCAGGGCCAGAATATTGCAGACTGGCTGTGCCATCTGTAAAAGGGGTAGAAGGTGGGAAAGTGTAGCCAGAAGCGGGATAAGGTGGAGGTGTAGTACTGAGAACACCGCCAGTTACCACTTCATAGATGAAGATGTTGTTGAATAAGAACTGACCCGCAGTAACAGTAGCACCCGCAGTCCAAACGGTTGCGGGTACTCCTGTACTAGAAATTGGGGTGGCAGTAATTTGCAGGGTACGTAAGCACCCAGTATCTCTCGCTACTCGCTCACGGGCATCGTTGATGTAGTCCGTTAGCTCCGAGGTTGACCAGAAGACAGAGTTTGCATCATGCAATAACCGCTGTACTTCCGTGATGTAGGAAGAGAGAGTTGCCATGTTACCTTCATGTTATGCAACCCTCTGATTGACCTTTCCCCCAACGGATTTCTCAATCCGTAAGGGTACTACGCCAACCGCCGAGGGTAACGAGCGGTTCTTTGTTGGAGGCTCTGAAGAAATATATACCTTCTTCAGATTCTCCATTGCTTCTTCAAGTTCGCTGTGAAGTCGTATCATGCCCAACTGGACTAGATACTTCTCCTTGTCCTCATCTCCGTAACCAAGCATGTGCATGGCAGCAGGGACAGTCAATTCAACTGTCTTGCCGACAGGAAACTCATAACCGACATAGTGGTACTCAGCGTACAAGTCTTTGTCGGTATTGTTGGTTACATAAACGAGGTCTGTCATAGTGTTACAACGTCACCGTACACAGTAATATCAACAGTGTTGTTTGCTGCTGCCGCTGTATTTACACACACAAACAAAGGACTTGTATAGATTTTTGTTGACGTATTTGCTGTCAACGCAAGGTCTTGATACAAGCCTGTGCCAGTAATGTTTGAAAGAACAGTTGCATTAGAAACTGCGTTTGCCAAGTTACCATCATTGCTTGTGAAGATGGTAACGTTGGCAGCGGCAACACTTCCGTTGGCATT